GCCGCGTTGATCGCAACTTTACCTAAGTAGTCTGCCGCATTTCCTAGAGATGATGCTGTGTTGTTTAACTCAACATATCCATATCTAGTCATGAAACTTACTACTGGCTCAAAAGTTGACGGATCAAGTACAACACCAGAACTCATTAGTGGAATGTATGGGCAATAAAACGCCGCCGCATCCGCTTCTGATGTTCCTTTGTAACCTACTAAACAAGCGTCGTTGTCAGTACCTGTAGTTGCATCTGCTTTGTATGCGTCTACATATACTCTCAATGAGTTATTTAAAGTTCCTACAAATTTAGTATTTGTTGGACCTTCAAAAGTTCCCTCAGTTGTACGAGCAAATGCTGATGTAGTTGCAGATTGTAACATAGTTAATACTTGATTGTTTACAACTGCAAAGTTACCAGCACCACGTCTTGTACGCTGAGCGATCTTGTTTGCTACTCTGTTGATTTGAACTGCAAGAGCCGCGTGTTCGTCACCAACAAAAGTTGCTGTACCACTTACAGCCGCTTGGTTGTAAGTTTCTTCAACTGATGCTAATGAACGAAGTGATGCTAAGATTTCTTGGTCGATTTCAGCAGTAATTTCTTGTGCTAAAGCCGCCATGATTTCCGCTTCCACGTCGATTCCTTGTTGTGCTTGTGCGTCTTGTGCCGCTTCAAATGTCCAACGTGCAGATAGTTTACGAGTTTTCGCTTCTACTGCTTGTTTTAAGATTTGAATTGACATTTTTTTACCAGCACTACCTTCTAAAGCCGCAGTCGCGTCTGCCGCATTAGTAGTTGCATTACCTGAATACCCTTCAGCAATTTTGAATGGGCTTAACGCTTCTTCGCCTGCTGTTGCTGTATCAAAAGTTTCTGCATAACGTACTCTTAAAGTGTGGATCTGTGAAACAGGTCCCGTCATTGGTTGTACACCAACAATCTCATTTGCGATTGTAGTTGGCATTACACGTCTAATTACTGGAAGGATAACTCGGTTCAAAGTTGCTACATTCCCTGCGGATGTTGCACCACTAGAAGCCGCCTCAGCGAGATACTTGCGAGTGTTCTCGAGAGTGACGTCCATTACACTTTTCTTGTGACCGTTTAAGCCTTCAAGTAAAGCGCCTTTAGTTTCCTGCCAGTTTTCGTTGATTATATCTGACATTTTTTGTCTCTCCTTTTTAGTTTAATCCCGCTAATCTGCGGATATCAATTAAGTTCGAATTAGTTTCTACCTTAACTTCTTCTTTATTGCCTGTGACTTCTGTGCCTTCTGTAATTACTTGTGCCTTTTTATTAGTGTTTGCTTTTGCCATCACTGCCGGTAGATACTTTTCGAATGCCGTGTTCAACTTTGCAGTTTGAACCGACTCCAATAGTTCAGACATAACTTCACGCTTGTCTTTGCCTAGTGGGGATAGCAACTCGTTCATCACCTGAACTCTTGCAACTTTATCTTCGGCTTTAGCAATTAATGCTTCCTTAGATTCTACAAGGGTGTCCTTCTCTGTGATTGCTTTCTTAGCCTCTTCTAACGCTTGGTCTTTTTCAGCAACAAGTTTCATTAACTTTGCAGTCTCTGATTTCTCGTTTAAGAATGAACCATTATATTCATTAGAAAATGCTTCGAATATTTTACGCCCAAAGTGGTTTTCTCTAGAAGCACTAATGTCTTCTTTAAGTTGAGTAATTTCTTTTGTTAAGTTTTTATTAACAGCGGACTCAACCACTTTAGCAGTTTTTTCAATAAACTTAGATTTAAGTTCATTGATTTTTGCTTTTGCTTCGGATACTAAACGTACCTTAGTTTCAGCAAGGTCTTTTTTGTCATCTGCGAACTCTGCAATTTCATTCGCTAGTTGTTTAACAACAAAGTCTTCGAGTTTTGAAAAGTTTTCTGAAACTTTTTGACGGTCTTCATTCAACTCTCCAATTTCTTTGGTCAACTGGCGGAGCACAAACTCTTGCAGTTTATTAGAATGCTCAGTTACTTTAGTTTTGTAAGCAACACGCTCTTCAGCAAGTGCTTTCTTATCTTCAGCAATCTCAGCCATTTCCTTTTCCAAACGCTCTGATACCATATTGTCAATCGCTTCGACCATGTTTGATTTATCATGTTCGTAACGACTAGCAAACTCTTCACGTAGTTCAGCAGTAACACTATCGCGGTGCTCTTTAACTTTTTGATCCCATGCACCAGTAATTTGGCTCTTCACCTCTTCACTGATTAATCCGGTTTCAAAAAGTTTATTAAATACGTCACTCATCGTGTTTTCTCCTTTTTGTTACTGCAAGCCTTTTATGACTCTTAGTACTTGCTCTTGCAAGTATTTTTGCGCCTTAGCATCTTGCGATACTTCCTGAGCCGCCCTAATCGCACCATAACCACCTTGTGTGTTCATAAAGTGTTCATAGATTGGAGTAGGATATGCACCAGGGGCACTAGGTTGTGCTACCACGTCAACTGTGATAATCTCAAATTCGCTAACTTGTCCATCGGACTCATTAACAGTTCCACTACCTCTGCTGGATACTCCTAATTTAACTCCGCTTTCTAGCATTGTTTTAACTAGGTTACCCATTGGAGTTGGCAAAATTTTCATCTTGCCAAAACCGTTTGGACCGTCCATCCACACATCAGTAATCATGTGGGACACACGGTCCAAGTTTACTTTTAAATCATCTGGGTGATCTACTTCACCTAATACAGAATAACCGCCTGAGATTTGATCTTTTAGAGTCTTAACAGCGTTGCCTATTTCGGAAACAGGGTAAACACGCTGGTTAGCGTTCTTGACACCACCCTGAATACAAATGCCTTTGAGATAAAGATCTTTCTTGTCTCCTTCTCCCTTAGACTCTAGGGTGACCTGTGCTTGGTCAAATGTCAAATTCTCACGTAAGTAAGCCATGTGGCCTTCTCCTTAACAATTATTCAGCACTTTTCGGTGCAGATGCTTTCTTAAAAGAATCCCCAGCGTTCGCACCTGGTTCATTCTCGAAAGATTTTCCCATGTCCTTTACTGTTGGAGCCTTACCGCCCTTTTCCTCACTACTTTGTGCGATGTTTTTACCATCAGCACCTGAGTCTTTGCCACCTTTCGATGCTACTGGACTCGTAGTGTGATCAGCGCCTTCTTTGTTTGCAGGAGCAGAAACTTTTTCTACGTATTCACGCATAGTTTCGCCAGCGGATTTATCCTTTTGCTCCTCCTCTACTGCTTCTTCTGCGTCAACAGTTTCTTCAGTAGCAAGTTCAGCGTTTACTGATTCTTTTTCGCCTTCGTCGTCGCCCATCTCTTCTTCGCCTTCTGCTTCGTCTTCTTCTTTGTCATCTCCTGACATAGCGTCAAACTCTGCTTTAAGTTCGTCAAGTGCGTCTTCAAGGTCTACAACACGGTCTTCTAACTCTTCTTCTTTGTCATCAGTTTCACCGTCTGCATCAAAATCTTTATCCATTTCACCATCTGTGTCTGCTTCGATATCATTAATCATATCGTCAGCGGCATCGCCACCAATTTCTTCAATTGATTCAGCATCTGTTGGTTCAACGAATTCGTCAACTTTTTCGTCTTCTTTTGTTTCTTCTGTTGTTTCTTCAACAGTGTCTTCGTCTTTCGACTCTTCTGTTGCTTCTTCAACTTCTTGTTCGTCTGCTTTTTCTTCAGACTCAATTAATCCTTGATAAATTTCTTTAGATCTTTCAACAACGATATCGTGGAATAATGCTTCTGCTTTATCCTTTTCTTCGTTTACAAGAAGATCTAATAATTGTTCAAATTTGTTAGACATTGTATTTTTCTCCTTTAATTTCTAATTAAACAGTATATAGGCAAGGCTGTTCAGTATTATTTACAAAAAAACCAGTAATACCGGTTGAAATGGTGGTAAAATTGCGTTTTTGCATATATCATTTACTTATCTAGTATCTTATTTAACTGTTTATAAGTGATGGTTTTGTAGTTTTTGTACGAATTGAACTGTGTAGGAGCAAAATCCTCCTCTTTTACAACTCGTATAAACTGCCTATCTGTGTTAGTTTTAACACAAGTTTCTGTTTGCCTAAGCCAATTACCGTAGTAAGTTGCTGGTTCGTGTGCGCCTTTATAGTTCTTTGAGCCTGCGTATATGTTGTTTACTCTAGCACCGTTATCTAATCCTACAAAATCAAATCCTAGTATGTATATGTCTTCACACCCGTCTGTTATTGCTTTGTGTAATGCAGTTGGTCCACTACTCCAGCCTTTGTTAGGTGTAAAATAGTTTAATCCTACATATTTTTCGTATGCTTTATTATAGTTTGTCCACACAGAACAATCATATTGTATATTGTTAGCAACCATTTCATGAATCATTTTAGGATCAACTGCTATTAGATAATCAGGATAAAATCCATCACGATATACAGCATTACAGGCATAAACTATTCCGTTTCCTGTAAGTGTATCTAATTTAAACTTTTTGCGTGATGTACCGTTGCCGATAACGAAGGCTGTGCGTTTCATACTGTTATTTAAATTTTATGAAATCTAAACGGCTTGATCTTGAGAAGGTTGAGCATACATCATTTTAACAAACTCAAGTTCTTTTGCTTGTTCTAATTCTCTTGCTTCTGATGTGCGTCTAATTTGATTCAGTTGTTCTAAAGTTAATCTTGTTTTACGTGTATCATCGCTTTTAACTACAGAAATATCTCTATCGGCTGAATATCGTTTATCATCACCGAATGATTTACCATCTTTATCAAAATAAAAAAACTCTTTTAGCAACATAATATTATTTACCTTATTGTGCTGGTTCATTGGCTGGGGATGCCGGTGGTGCTGAAGTATCATCTGCTGTAGCACTTATATCAGTTTCAGGTTGTGGTGCACCTTCTCCGGGTTCAGTAGATCCTAAATCTCCTAAGTCTCCCGAAATTCCTCCCGGTGTAACACCTGCCGCTCTCATCTCTGTGCTTGAACTTTGATTGTTAATACTTTCGTCGCTGTTTTCTTCACGCCACATTTTTTCGTTTTCTGCCATTTCTTCTGCACTTAATCCCAAGAAGCGTTTAAGTGCAAAACGTTTACTCATATACGGAACTTCTTGTACTGACGCAAACGTGTTAACACGAGAATTATCCATTTCGCTTTGTCTGAATGCCGCAAAGTTTTGCGGTGGGTTCATCTCAATATCAAATAAATCATTGTCAATGTTTGCACCTTTGGCATGCAAAAACATTTTAAATTCTCTGTCAAATACGTAACTTACTAAATTTTGTAGTCTTTCACAGTACTTGTTAAATCTTAATTCTTGAATATATGCTGTACCTACTCTACCATCGTTATATTGTGCGGCACTGTCGTCTGCACCTGTTGGCAAGTAACTACTTGGAATACGTAAACCTCTAAATAATTTATTAGTAAAAAATTTAAGGTCATCAATTTCGCCTAGGTTAGTACCGCCTGGCAGTGTTTCAACTTTAGATCCTCTACCTTCTGCTGTTTGTGGGAAGAAGTAATCTTCGTTAATTGATAATGGATTAAAACTGGCATCAATAACATTAGTACCGCCGCCTGTTGAACTAGGAATACGTCTTTGGTGAATTTCGTTTTTTACTCTTTCAACAAATCCCATAGCAAGGTGGGTTGGCATGTTACCTACATCAATATAGAACACACGTCTTTCTGGTGCTCTTTGTACACGATATATAATAATCGCATCTTCT